ATTGTGTTTACTACGCCCAACCTTTTCGCGTAGAGTTTGATTAGCTGGCTTAACTTCTATTAACTCGACTCGCTTTTTACCAACTTTGTCACCATATACTATAAAAAAGTCAGGCACGTATATTGTGTTTTTTCCTGTTAATGGATTTCTATACGGAATCTTTATTGCTTCACTTGCCCATTGTTCAACACTAGTATGCTCGTCACAAAAACGCATAAAAGCAAATTCCCAACTACTGCGGTATGTTGGGGTTTTATTTCCAACATACTTTTCAGGAAATTTTAAAGTATATTTCCCTTGGGCAAATTTGGCCATTAGGAACCTTCAAGTATATTTCTTGTTTCAATTGTTGCATTTTTTTGTTTTCTAAATCCAACAACGCTTGTTCTTTTTCGATTGTAATTAAGTATTTCAGCAACAATAGAACTTAATCGTGTACTATCAATTGTTTTTAGTGTATCTAATAATTCAAATATTTTGATGTTTTCATTTTTTGCTTGTCTTAATAAAAGGGTACTAACAGCTATTGCAGCTGTTTTGTCAAATCCTGCATCTTCAAAAAATGCAATTACCACACTTAGTTCGTTGTCTGATAAATTAATTTGTGTGTTATAATAAGTGTCAAAAAATAATTGCACTCCTTTATCAGATCTTTTTGATATGTTTGGAATTGGTAAACTACTCATTATACAGCTTCCTCTAAAATTTGTTTCTTATAAGATTCTCTTTGTGTAATCGGCAATGCTGCCCAAGCAGCAGTTAATCCATTAATACCAGCCCCGCCATCACTTAAAAAGTCTGCTAAGAATAATAACTTAGCTAATGAGTCTAATGCTGCTGGATTCTTAGTTAAATCTTCTACACTTAAACTAGAGTTAGTATTACTATTAGATGTAATATTACTACTTGAAGATTTTGTTACACTTTGTTGTCCGCCTGCACCTCGTGTTTTTGGTATATTAATGTCAGCTAGTCCGCCAATGTTGTCAATATTTGTTACTTGCGATATTCTAGTATAAAGATCATTAACCGCATCTGGCAAGTATGTTAAAGGTCCGTTATCATAATCAATATTAGGATCGTTATTTGTGTATTGTTCAATATTTGTATTTGCAACTAAGTCAACTTCTTCTTGTGTAGCATTAGGCACAGCTAATGGACTTGGCTGTGTATCATAATGTACTGTTCCGAATCCAACTGGATTACCGTCATCGCCTGCTTCTACAGTTCCTCTACTATAATGAACAGCTTCGTATTGAAGCGTAATAGTATTCTGCATGAAGGTTCCGTTGTCTGAACTTTCAACTTGATCATGTTCCCAATTTGTAATTATTGGATTTACTAATGTGTATGTTGTAAACTGTGATCGTGATAATTGAGATATTTGTATATTTCTAAAAAACGGAACAGATAAATTATTATCTAATCCATATCTAAATTGGTTACGTTCTCTACCTTTGTATGTAGCATCACCGTCACCAGCTTTGTTATATGCTCCTGCATCATTCCCGTACCAGGCATCAGCATAATAGTATCTATAATATGCTTCAAGTAATGCTGTTGTTACGCCATGATTATCGTCATGAAATGTAATAGTAATAGGCTGATATTGAATTGCTGTTTGCATATTTTTTATACGATTATATTTCTTACGTGTTTCAACAGTAGCTTGAAATTTAGGTAAGTCTGCTGCTTTAACAAGCATACCAATTTCAATACCATACTTTTCAATTAATGCTTGTATAGTATTAGCTACGTTCGGATCAATTGCAAAAAACGTATGAAACAGATATTTGGTTTTTGGTGCAAACTTTAAATTGTTGCTGAGGAATAGTCGCGAAGCATGATTGTAATCAGCTAGATTACCTTTAGGTCCATTATAGGAATTTAGGTTGTTTGAATATGCATTAGTTGTCATACTAATATTTATCTATATCTTTTATGTGCGTAGATAATAAAAAAGGGGCATAAAGCCCCCTTTTACTGTTATGTTTAAGTAACTTACGAACCGCCGCCTGTTATTAACGAACCATTCTGTCTCGGTACACTTACACCAATACCGCCATCTGCATCTGTTTGGATTGCATTGTCGTACTGCATTTCTAGTGTTACTGTTACTGGCTCATTGTTTTGATATGCTAATGAGTTATAGTTTGCGTTAGTAATAAAGCAACCGTATAATTCAAAAGTTTCAAGAACGTTTGGCGTATACACACCGTTACCACCGTCTAAGATCTCAATACGTGTTGTAAATTTATAATCTTGACCTGATACCGGACTTGACTGTTCCATAAAATCAAATTGCTTCTGTAACTGTTCGCCTACAAGCTTCTGTACAGCATTATTTACATCTTCACGTAAGTTCAGTGTAATTGGTTGCCATGTGTGCTTGCCTGCTAAGTATGCTTTTGAGTTGTATGCATGTATTTCCATTGGCTCAAATGCTACTGTTGGTCTAGTTACGTCAATAACTTGTTTTGTTAGTTCTGTTGTCGGAGTTGAAACACCAAAGTTTTCCAGCGACACTCTAAAGCGGTACTGGAGCTTTGGCATTAACAAGCCCTGGCTTGCAGCTGAGTCGCCACTTGCTAACGGAACTGTGATTTTCGATAATGATGAGATTGCCATTTAATTTGCTCCTAATTGCTTAATATTATTTATCATCTTATAAGCCTGATATTTCACCAGTGTTTTTCAATCTCAACGGAATGTATATAAATTCAATTGACTTAACTGGTTCAATTGCAATATCAACATATAATTCGTTGCGATCTACTCTTGCTGGAGTGTTGTTTGTTTCGTCACACACAACTAAGTAGTCGTATAAGGCTCTTTGTCCTACTAGCTCAAGAAGTAAACTTTCAACTTGCTGTTTCATTTCATCTCTAGTAATTTTATCATTTGGTTCAAAGATATACGGTTTAGCAAGTGTGTTTAGTTGTGAACGTAAGTACACTACTAGTCTTGCAACGTTAATTCTATCTAACGAGCTTGCACCTCTTGCACGAGTCTTCTGTCCAAAGTTAACAAGTCCTGCGCCAGTAATAAACGTAATTGGGTTAACACCTTGTGCATACAATGTATCACGCTGTCCTTCGTTTAAGGACGTTGAAACAAATTCGCCTCCACTACTAATGTAGCCTGTTGAACTTGCATTGCTTACTCCGCCACGTCTTGTACCTGCTGGTGCAAACCATGGATAGCTAACTTGATCACTTAGTGCAATAGTACGCATCATCATATGACTTGGCGGAACTACAACATTGTTTCCAAAGTTATCGCTTGTAAAGCCCCATGGATAAAATACACCTAAGTATTCATCGTTAGTAACAAGTCCGTCGTCGTTATCTTCAACAGCTGCACGAACGTTTGTTCCCCATTCGTTAAGTGAAGTTGCATCTGGTGTTAGTCTTGCTGGGCTATCACCAACAACAAATGCTGTTAAGCCTCTGTCGTTGTTTAGTGTAGTTAACTCACCGATTAGTTCTGGATACCCAGGACATGCAATTAAGTTAAATCTACGTGAATCTTCATTTCTAATATCATCATTGCTATTAACTACTGCTTGTAGTTTTTGTACAACAACTTTACGCTGTGCTTTACGTCCAAAGCTACCTGATCCGTCTTCGTTGTTTGCTGATTCAGTTACCCAGCGATCTGCTGCATAGCTTGTCATCACTTCGTCATTAAAGCGTTTGTTAAGAGCTGTTTTATCAACATATCCAATTTCGTAACGCTTAACATTAAATCCACTTCTACGTGTATTAAACAATAATGTACCTTTTGGATATAATGCTGGATCTGGGCAATCTGGATCTACAAAGTTTTTAGTTAACAATGATTTAATTGTTGCTGCTGTATTTCCTTTTGCTCCACTTTCGCCGTAACGTGCATCAGCAAAAACTATACCGTTTTCAGTTGTTTGGTCACCGTTATCTACTAAGTCCCAGCGATCAAGCAATGGTCCTTTGTAGCGATATATTGTTGGATAGTTTTCAATGTCACTAGTATCGATCCAAAGATCACCTGCTACTAATGCACTTGTACCATCTGACTGTTTAGTTGGTTTTGTAGCTGAAACAATTGGTCCGTTTGCGTCAGTACCACTAACTGCATTATAGACTGGACTTGTTGAATCTTTATAGCCTACCCAAACACTACCGTTGTTAACCATAATGTCAACTTCGTCAATAGTTGAGTTGTACCATAATTGTCCTTGACTTGCTGTATTTGACGGAGTACTGTTGCTAGGAGTATAACTTAATACTTCCCAGTTACTTACTCTGTACTCAATTGGTGCAACGTTGTTGTCAACACCTGGTTCGTCTGCAACAAAGCGTGTTCCTGCACCTGTAACAATATTGTAAGGTGAAATACCTAACTGTGTTAATGCTGGTGCAAAACTTGATACATCATCTTTAAGTTTCATTTCGCCGCCTGTACTGTGTGTTATAACTACACGATCATTATCAACACTTGCACTAACATTTGGAATATTAGCACTTGTAATAGCAGTTGCAAGATTAGTTGCTGTATCTGTACCTTGTGCAGCTGCATTCCATGATATAGAATGTGCTGAGAATGTATTTGCTCCTGGTGAAGTTGCACTAATTTCTAGTTTATACACTTGTCCATCTGTAAAGTTAGCTGGTGTTATTACATTTGTTATTACTGTAGTTGCGCCAACTGCTGCACGTTTAAATATTTTAAAAGTAGCAAGTGGGCTAGTGTCGCCTGCAACATTAGTTTGAACAAACAAGTTACCAATTGTTAAGTTTGCGCCGCCGCCTGTTAAATCTAAATCTACAATTGCATCTTGTGCAGTTGGATATAACGGAGCCGAAACTGAATCCCAAATCTTAGTTGCATCGTTCCACTGTTTTACTCTCCAACGAGCACCTTGATTAGGTGTAGTTGTTTTAATCCAAACACTGCCACTTGGGCGACCATTATAGTTTGTGCCTGATTTAAATGTATCTGGAATTTCAGTGTGCTTACTAATTTGCACTGCTGGAATTAAATATTGTGTTGCTGATAGTCCTAACCAAGTTAGTACTGATGCATTGTCGTTTGGTCCTAATGCAAACGTAATTCTATCAGTTGAAGAACCTGTGTTATACAATGCTAATTCGCCGCTAACTTCAGCTGCCGAAACACCTGGAATAGCAAAGCCATTAATTGCTGCTACTACTGTTGCTATTGAATCGCCTGTAGTTACTGTTACTGTTGTGCCATTTAATAAGAACACTTCTGAACCGCTTTCGGAAGAATCTTCACCGTATGTAGTACTTGCCTTTGCACTAGTTACAGTTGGAACAGAACCAATCCACTGCGATGAACCTACTTTAAGCCAGCCACCAGTACTTCTATACCAAATTGTATTAAGTGTAGTTACTGAAACAATAGCGTAATCGCCAATTGCACCAATTGAACCTAACGGCGTATAATCTGCGTTATCAAAGTCAACTACCTGTGCTTGCTGTGTAATAGCAAGTGGCACTTTGTTAGTAAATGTTTGTCCACCTGTTACTGACTCACTAGCGTTATTCCACTGTTGAATTCCGTATACAGATGCTGCTGTATCTAACCAATATGTGCCTGCGTCTGGAGCACTTACTGGTACTGTTGATGTCGGAGAAAGTTCGCCTAAATCTACATTTGCTCTTACAACCCAAGCTCTGTTGCTTACGCCTAAATATGAATATGCAGCCTGTAAGCCGTATTCGTTAAGTTCACTTCCGTGAACTGGATTATTACTTGCATCTGTTTGGAAAACAGGATCTCCAAATGTTTCAGCTAAGTCACGTTGTGATGTTAGCAAGTACGGCTTACCAGCATTTACTGCTAGTGTTCCGATTGCTGTGCCCGATGCTGAAGCATTTAGTTTATTTGCTTGCGATGCAACAAAAATTACTGGTACTGTACCTGGTTCAGCGGGTGTGTAGAAACTTTCATCTATTACGCTTACCTGTACACCTGGTGATGTCAATGCCATTTTTTATTCTCCTATTGGAACTGTGTTCTGTTTATTAATTGTATTTACCATTTTAAATAAAAAAGCCTGTGCAAACACCATATAAAAAGGTACCAAAAAGGTGAGCTAAATACAGTATGAGACCATTATGCAAATGCGGAGAGCGTCCTGCCGCAATAAATTACAAAAAAGGTAAGAAAACATACTATCGTAAGTTATGTGAAACTTGTTTGCGTAACGGTTTAGGACACGGTATACCTAAATGGAAACAACGTGGATACGAGAAAAAAGATGCTTGTGAAAAATGTAATTTTAAATCTAAACACCCTGAGCAGTTTAATGTATATCATATTGATGGGGATTTAGAAAATTGTCGCCCTGCTAACTTAAAAACTATATGTGCTAACTGCCAACGGGTTATTCAAAAAGATGGAGTTGTTTGGAAGCAGGGAGATCTTGTTCCTGATTTTTAATAAGAATAGTTCGCATTAAGATATCTACATTTAATTTTAATCTTTCTAAGTCACTATTATTATCAATTGTATAATTACACATCCATTGTTCGATGCTCATTGAACTAGGATCTTCTGTAGGCAAATGGTCACTTCTGTCTACCCAAATAGCATAGTCAAATATTTCTTCATTCTGCATTGCAAAAAATTCACGCTTGTTACGTAGTCCGCAATAGATATCATGTTTAGCAAATAAGTTTCGTCCTAGCTTTGCTAAGTCATCTTTACAGTAATTATGGATCATGTTGTACCATTCAGTACGATGGTTATGACGATCAACGTAACACTCATCTTCATTGGCATATCCGTATTGATCCTTTAGATCATTATAGATAAAAAGTTCTGAACAAAATTTACTTGATGATTGGAATGTATATCCGTATGCTTCTAACATCTCGCATACCGTATCCTTGCCATGACGACCATGACCTACTACTAATAACTTAGGTAACACACTAGCTCCTTATTTAAATATACTTTAAAGTATACACTACATAAACAAGTATGTCAACCTTAATCGTAGCCTAAATGAGCTACATTTTCCATTTCTTCTGTGAGTAGTTCTTGAACACGCTGTTCGTATGCAGCTTCGAAGCCATTTGCTCCGTACTCTGCTCTTTCTGTGTTATTCCAAAGTCTTCTAAAATAGGAGTCATATAAGTATTCGATAGTTGCGTCTGATTCGTTTCTATCAATTAGTTGGCCTTTAATTAACCAATTATATCGGTTAGCTTCTTTACGTACTTCTGGTGAACACATTATGGACCTCCTTGTTACTTTGTATTTACAAGGAACTAAAATCGTTAGCGTTAACTTCTAGGGGTTTTAACCTATTGTAAATCCGTAACCAACGCCGCCGCCGACTTGTTGAATTACTTCTTGATCTAATCTTTCCATTTCTTGCATTGCTTCATTTTTAAGATCATTACCATTGAGTGTTGACCCACCTTGTGGACCTGCAATAGTAGCAAACTTTGAACGTGCTTCGCCTAACATATACTTACAACTAGCAAGTGTGTAATCTTTGATCCACTGTTGTGCTAGATAGTCAGACAGTAATTGTTCATCTGGACGATAGTTATATGCATATAGCATTATAGTTTCTACTGCTCGAGGACGTTGTAGTAATGTTAATTTTTTAGTTGTTGAATTCCATTTAAATTCAATGAAACTACCAAACATTCTACCTACTAGTTCTTGGTATTGGCTAAACATATCATATGTTGCTAGACCGCCCATATTTGAACTTGATAACAGGTATGCATTTGTATATGCTAAACTGAACGGATCAAACAAACTGCCGCCACCATTTTTTCCGTTTTCGTAGAGTTTGATACTAACAACATCATTTGCAGTTAACCCTGAATTAAACGTAATAGTTCTTGCATCATTGTCAATGCCATAGCTAGTCGTTGTTGTACCATTTATAGTTACTACAACTGTTGCTATAGCTGCAAGGTTATAGTTCACATCAAACACTTGTTGAGAAGCAGACGCTATTACTGTAGTTGAGTATATTGGTCCTCCGGATGCCGAAGTTCCAGGACGTGATCCAATACTTCTGCGAAACATTTTTCTAACCTCCATAACTTCACCTGGAAGAGTGTACTCGTTAACGTCTATAATAGTATCTAGAAACAAATACGATTCTTCAACTGCATTATCACTACGTTGTCTAAAGCGGCTTAATGCTTTATTCAATGCAGTTTCATAATGAATTGGGTCTAGTTCAACATCAATCATTCCGCCGCCGAGCATAGCGTTAACATAATCAAATACTTCTTGTTTTTTAGTGGCCATATACAAAGTTCTCCGTACAAGTATTTATCTCGCGATAAATATGTATATGCCAAGACTTAGTTTATATAAACCCGAACGCGGCGCTGATTTTGAATTTCTAGATAAACAGATTCTAGAGATGTTTACTATTGGCGGGACTGATATCCATGTATACAAATACATCGGTACAGATGACGGGACAACCGCGAAAGATCATACACAAATACAAGATATGCTATTTTTAGAAAATAGAGATCGTAAGTATGATAAAGACATTTACAGAATTAGAGGAATCTATAGTGTACAGGATAACGATTTTGACCTAAGTCAATTTGGTTTATTCTTAAGCAATGATACATTGTTTATGTCTGTACACATAAGAGGTACAGTTGAAACAATGGGAAGAAAGATTATGCCCGGCGATGTATTTGAACTTCCTCATTTAATAGATGAATATGCAGAAAACGATGCATCTGTAGCATTAAAAAGATTTTATGTTGTTGAAGACATTAATCGTTCAGCTGATGGGTTTTCACAAACTTGGTACCCACACTTATATCGTATAAAATTAAAACAAATATACGATGGACAAGAATACAAAGACATACTTGACTTACCTGCCGTTGAAGAAGATCCAGGCGGAGACAATCTTAGAGATATTTTATCTACATACGAAAAAGAAATGCAAATTGCACAAGCGGTAGTCAGTGAAGCAACTACTAACGTAGAAAAATCAGGGTATGACATTAGTCATTACTTTTCACTTGCTGTCGACGATGACGGTATTGTTGAGCTAACTGAAACTAAAGATTCTTCCGGCTTGTCTCAAATGGCGCCGCCAGATAGAGCAGGATATAGAGGATATATTATCGGCGATGCTATATCTCCTAATGGTGAAGCATTTGGGTTTGGCGTAGCATTTCCGGGTGATCCGCAAACTAATGACTATTTTTTAAGAACAGACTTTTTACCTAACCGATTATTTCAATATAAAAATAATAAATGGAACAAAGTTTATGATGTTAAACGTGCATTTGTTTATGGTGACGATAATACAAATACACAAAAAGGCGACTTTATTAATAACACTGGTACAAACAATATTGCAGGTGAACAAGTTACTGAGAGACAAAGTTTATCTAAAGCACTTAGACCAAAGGCGGATAACTAATGCAACATTTTTATGATGGACAAATAAGAAGGTACTTGACACAGATTATACGTCTGTTTGGACAATTTAGTTATAAAGATGGTCAAGGTAGATTAGTACAAGTACCAGTTATGTATGGTGATTTAACTAGGCAAGTTGGAAGCATTTTACGTGACAATAGCGAGAACAAAATACCTAGTGCGCCACGTATGGCTGTATACATTACTAATTTAGAAATGGATACTGCAAGATTAGCTGATAGTAGTTACGTAAACAAACTAAACGTACGAGAACGTGCATATGATAGTGCAGGACAAGAATATTTAAATCAAGCAGGAAAAAATTATACAGTTGAACGCTTAATGCCTACTCCGTATACTCTTACTGTTAATGTTGATATTTGGAGTACAAATACAGATCAAAAATTACAAATACTCGAACAAATTTTTATGTTGTTTAATCCTAGTTTAGAAATACAAACTACAGACAACTATATTGACTGGACTAGTCTAAGTGTGTTAAATATGGATAATATTAATTTTACTTCAAGATCAATCCCAACTGGTACTGAAAACGAGATCGACGTAGCTACTATAACATTAACTACACCAATCTTTATTAGTCCGCCGGCAAAAGTTAAGAAACTTGGTGTTATTACTAAAATCATTACAGCTATATTTGCAGACAACGGACTAGAAGTAAATATAGACGAAAACGCATATACACAAAGTTTAGTTGAACAAAAAATTAAAGAAAATGAAGAAACTGATAAAATTAACAACGGGCAAGCATTAACTAATGAAGATGCATTAGTTGTTACTACATATCAAGATTATGACATTGTGTTTATTGACGGAGTTGCTAAACTAATAAAGAACGGAGTTGTTGGATCAACTTCATGGACAGCCTGGATGATTGCACAGCCATTTATTTATGAAGCAGGGGTAACACAACTTAGATTACAACGAAGTACAGGATTAGAGATTGTCGGAACTGTTCAAATTAATACATTAGATGAAACAGAATTACAAATTGTTTCACTTGATGAAGATTCATTACCTTCAGATAGTGACATCGTTGGGCCTAACGGTACTAGAGGAAGTATAGAATATA